ATTGTTCTAGTGTTCACGCATGGACAAATAGAGTTATATCATTTAATAATATGATAAGTGAAGCTATAGATAAACAATCAAATAATATTGTAAAATCTGGTGATAAAAAAGAAGATATCGTAGACTTTGTTAAGAAACAAAAAACAGTAGATACCAAAACTATGTCTAAGTATCTTGATTGGGGTAAACAGATAGGATTTAGAAGATACAGAAATTATTTGAGAACTATAGATGGAATTTATACAACCATGATTAATAAAAAAGAGTATTATATTTACAATGGAGTTGATAAAAAATAATGAAAATTGTTATTGTATCTGGTGGGTTTGACCCTATTCATAGTGGACATATATCTTACATTAATGAAGCTGCAATGTTAGGTGATAAGTTAATAGTAGCATTAAATAGTGATGATTGGTTAGTTAGAAAAAAGAATAAATCATTTATGCCATTTGAGGAAAGAAAATGTATTTTGGAAAATTTAAAATCTGTAGATGAGGTGTTTAGTTTTGATGATTCAGATGGTTCAGTTTCAAATGCATTAAAATATTGTAAAGATAAGTGGAAAGATGATGAAATTATATTTGCAAAAGGTGGTGATAGGACATTAGAAAATATACCAAAAAATGAAATAATGGATGGTATAAAATATGAGTTTGGAGTTGGTGGTGATGATAAAAAAAATTCATCATCATGGATTTTACGAGAATGGAAAAATCCAAAAGAAGAAAGACAATGGGGATATTATAGAGTATTGCATGAAATTGATGGTTGTAAAGTTAAAGAATTAACAATTAATCCTGGCAAATCAATTAGTTTACAATATCACAAAGAAAGAAGTGAATTCTGGATAATATCAGAGGGTTCTGCTAGATATAATTTAAATGAAACATGGAGTGATTTAAACAAACATGATTATGTTCACATTCCTGTTGAGAGTTGGCATCAGTTAGAAAATAATACAGATAATCCAACTAGAATAATAGAAATACAGTATGGTAATAAATGTATAGAGGAAGATATAATAAGGAAAGGTTATAAATATTAAGAATATGAGAAATTTTGTAGCAAAACATCTTCGTAAATTCTGTAAAGCAACAGTTGAAAAAGACAGAAAAAAAGAAGACAAGAAAGGTTATGTAAAGCATAAAGGTGTACTATTGGAGAAAAATTATGGCACTAGAAGTTAATGGTAAAAGTTATGAAGTAGATGAAGAAGGATATCTAGCAGACTTAAATACATGGGATATTGATGTTGCTGAAGCAATGGCAGTAGCAGACGGCGCCCCATTAGATGAAAATCATTGGGAAGTAATAAACTTTCTTCGTGAATACTACGAAGAATATCAAGTTGCCCCAGCAGTTAGAGTTCTTACCAAAAAAATAGGAAAGAAACTAGGGAAAGATAAAGGTAATAGTAAATATCTATATGAGTTATTTCCATACGGACCTGCGAAACAAGCATGTAAGTATGCTGGATTACCTAAACCAACAGGATGTGTATAAATGTCAAAGAAGAAAGAGATTACATTAAATGAATTGGTAAAGATTGAACCGATTACAGATAATCAAAAATTAGTGTTTGAAGGTCATAAAGCAGATAAGAATGGTTTTTATTTTGGATGTGCTGGTACAGGAAAAACATTTGTATCATTATATCTTGCATTAAAAGATGTTTTAAATAATGAAACACCATTTGATAGGGTTGTAATTGTTCGTTCACTCATACCGACAAGAGAGATAGGATTCTTGCCAGGCGATGAAGAAGACAAAGCTGCATTGTATCAAGTTCCATATGCAAACATGGTACAGTTCATGTTCAAACAACCAAACGAAGAATCATTTAGAGGATTATATGATGCACTTAAAAGACAAGGAAGTTTACACTTTGTATCTACTTCTTTTCTTAGAGGTTTAACATTTGATAACTCAATTATAATTGTTGATGAATGTCAAAACTTAAACTTCCATGAATTAGATACTATCATTACAAGAGTAGGGCAAGATTCAAAAATATTCTTCTGTGGTGATTTTAGTCAAACAGATTTGACAAAGACGAATGAGAGAAATGGGTTACACGATTTTTTAAGAGTTCTAGAAAATATGGATGAATTTAATTGTGTAGAGTTTGACATTCCAGACATTGTAAGGTCTGGTTTTGTGAGAAGTTATCTTATAGAAAAAACTAAACAAGGTATAGGAGTTGAATTATGAAATGCAGTCAAGAGGGATTAGCCCTGATTAAGAAATTTGAAGGTTGTAGATTAGAATCATATAGATGTTCTGCAAATGTATTGACAATAGGTTATGGTCATACAGGTGGAGTATTAGAAACTGATGTAATTACACAAGATGTTGCTGATAAATTACTAGAACAAGATATCGCAAAGTTTGAAAAATATGTAAATGTTAATGTTGCAGTAGAACTAAATCAAAGTCAGTTTGATGCTTTAGTTGCATGGACATTTAATTTAGGTGTTGGTAATTTAAGACAATCAACAATGTTAAAAAAACTAAATGAAGGCGACTACCAATCAGTACCATCTGAAATGAAAAGGTGGAATAAGGCAAGTGGTAAAACACTAGATGGTTTAATCAGAAGAAGAAAAGCAGAAGGTTTACTATTTGAAAATAAAGAATGGCATGAAGTATAAATTATGGGTCTTCTTAATCGTGTTAAAAGAGTTAAAATTCCTACACATGAGTTTAGTATACAGATTCCTATTATTCAAAAGAAGAATCTATTAACACCAGAAGAAAATGATACTCTGGCACAATATATTATTAGTTTAGGTGATGTACAGGAAAGTAAAACATTTGTCAAAGCATCTATGTCTGATTGGCAATTACATACACATAATAATATTGCAAAAAAATTGTGTGATAAAGCTTTAGATATTATTCTAGAATCATCTGGTAGAAAGAATTCAGTCAATCCACCAAAGTTTTATACACGAAAGTGTTGGGGTGCTATCTATGGTAAAGGAGATTGGGTTGAAGAACATAATCATGTTGGTAGTGTTTATGGTTGGTGTTACTATATTCGTATGCCGAAAGGTTCATCACCATTAGTTTTCCCAGAAGCTGAGTTAGAGTGTCATCCTAAAGAGGGTGAGTTGATTGTGTTTCCAGGCATAGTTAAACATTCTGTTCCACCATGCGAATGTGAAGAAAAACGAATTATGATTGCAAGTAATGTAGGAGTTAAATAAATTATGATAAATTTTGAAGAATTAAAAACAAAGACAGTTGACAAAAAAAGATTTTATGTAACACCAGAGGGTAATGAATACCCATCTATTACTACAGTACTATCACCTAGAGGTAAAGAGGGGTTGATGAAGTGGCGTAAAAGAGTTGGTGAAAAGACTGCAAATTACATATGTAATAAGGCTGCAACCAGAGGAACAAAAGTTCACAAGATGTGTGAAGATTTTCTAAATGGTGAAGATATGACACATCATAAGAAAGATTTTTTACCATATTGTTTGTTTAATGAGTTAAAAGATAAGACCTTTAACAACATAAATGAGGTAATTGGACAAGAGGTAACTTTGTATTCTGATAAATACAAGGTAGCAGGAAGAACAGATTTGATAGCTGAGTACAAAGGAGAGTTATCAATCGTAGATTTTAAAACATCTACAAATGAGAGAAAGGATTCTTACAATGAAAATTATTACATTCAAACTTCGGCATATGCTGAAATGTTTGAAGAATTGACAGGGAAACCTATCAATCAAATAGTAATTTTAGTTGTAACAGAGAATGGTACAGTACAAGAGTTTATTAAAGATAAACAAGAATACATACCATTACTAGAAGAAACATTAGAGGAGTGGTATAAGAAATGAATGTAACATTTACAGAAAGTGCAGCTAATCAGGCATTACACATTTTAAAAGATGAAGGTGATGATAAACTTAATGTTCGTTGTTTTATACAAGGTGGTGGATGTTCTGGTTTTCAATATGGTTTTACTTTAGACAAACAAAAAGAGGATGACTGGGTATTTGAAACCAATGGTGCGAAGTTATTGATAGACCCTATGAGTGGAATATACTTTAAAGACGCTACAATTGATTATGTCGCAGATGAACTTAAAGGAAGTGCATTTGTTATTAGTAATCCTAATGCAAAATCCACATGTGGATGTGGTTCGAGTGCTGCATTTTAACACTTGACAAATGATGTTAGACCTGTCATAATGGTCTATAATAATTGGAGTATACTATGGAATTAAATAGAGATGGTGATGGGTTTCTCATCAACACAAGTGATTGGTCAGAAGAAGTCATGTATGAAATGGCAAAATCTGATGACATGGAAATCACAGAAGAAATCAAAACTTACATAAACAAAGCACGTGAAATGTTTAATGCAACAGGTACAGTACCAGCAGTTAGAATTTTTGCAAAAGAATTTGGTATGGATAGAAAGGCAAGTAAATTATATGATGTCTTTAAATCAGGCCCAATGAAGAAAATTGCAAAGTATGGTGGTTTACCAAAACCAACAGGTTGTGTATAGTGGCTGAAAATACTAATACAGTACACACACCAAAAACATTCTCATTAGAAATAGAAAAGATTGCATTTGATAAAAGATGCACACACTTAGAAGCAATATCTATCTACTGTGAAAAAATAGGTATCGAACCTGTAACCACAGCTAAACTATTAACTAAAAGTTTAAAAGAAAAGATAGAAGCAAATGCAATAGAATTAAACTATTTACCTAAAGTAGCAAAGTTACCTATGTAATGCAACCAATAGATGCATACTTGATGTATTGTGCCATGAAGGCACATTTTGACAAAAATGATTATGACTTTGTAAAGTACAACGGAAAATCTAAAGTGTCAAGAGATTCATTCTATAAAAGGAATGATAGGGTATTTTTTGTTAAATTAACTCGTAAGTATAAAAGTAAAGAAGACATACAAGATTATCTACTTGCTAATTTTTTAATACACCCAAAAGGTTGGGTTGGTAAATTTGATGAAGATAATTATATACATTGGAAAAAGAAAATACAAAGTTTAAGTTATACATTTAAATCTGAAATTGAATCTATATTAGATAAAGATTTAGTTGCAGTATGTGAGAATAAACATCCTAAGTTATTAAAAGAATATTTGGGTAAAAGAGTATCACTAGAAAGTATGGTTATACTTAATAGTATATTACAGTTCCATAAAGTATGGAATGTTAAACTTGCTGAAGATTATGTATGGAAAGATGTATATAAACTCATGAATGATTATACATCCTTTCTTAAATTTGATACTAAGAGTTTTAAGTTAATATTAAAAGGATTGATGAATGGATAGACCAGATAAATTAGATTGGTGGATTAAATGGTTCTCAAGTATAGTCTTGATTATAGGAGCTGCAACAACAGCACTAAACATGTATCCATATAATATGTACTTTCAGTTTACAGGTATATCAGGTTGGTTAATAGTAGGTTGGATATGGAAAGACTGGTCATTGATAGTTGTCAATATAGTAGGTTCATTAATACTACTTGTTGGCATTATACATTATCACTTTTACACAGATTGGGTATTAACAATTTATGATAGGTATATCGAAGTAGGTTTATAAATACTATGGTAACGAATATAAAAGAGGCGTAATATGAAAGCAATGGTTTATGGAAATGGTGAATCTCGTAAAGTTTGGGATGTAACTAAAAGATATGAGAGTTTTATAACATGGGGTTGTAATGCAATCCATAGAGATTGTGTAGTAGATAACTTAGTTGTTATTGATTATGCCATGCAACAAGAAGTTTATCAATCAGAGTATGCATTTTCAAACAAATGTCATTTTGCTGATTGGGCTATCTTAGATGGTTTCGACCCAGAGTTTATGAAAGAAAACTTTTCATCTGAAAATATTTTTGAAACGCCAAAAACTGATTGGGATAAATGTGTGGTTCAAGGTAAAGATAATGCTGAAGCAGAATCAAACTATGCAAGAATGCACAACAAGTTTCCTGGCATGGATGAAAAAGATTTAAGAATAAAGTGTTATAAAGATGTTGGTCTTTATATCACATGGTTAGGACAAAAAGATAGAGTAGAAGATATAGATTTTCCTAGAAATTGGTCAGCAGGAACTACTGCAATTCATTTGGCATGTCAAGAAGGTGCTGATGAAGTATACATGTTAGGATTTGATTTATCTAATTCTAATAAACCTATTAATAATGTATATAAAGGAACAGACCATTATCTACCTAACGATTCAAAAGGATTCAACCCTGTAAATTGGACTAGTCAATTGGAAACAATATTTGATGAATTCCATGAAGTAAAATTCATATGGGTTGTAAATAATGACTTTATTTCACCTACAAGTAAAAATAATGTTCATTATATGTTCTATAAAGACCTTGACAAACTCTGTCAAGTGTAGTATAGTAACAAGAATAACTATTATAAATAGTTATGTATAGCAATATACAAAATAAACATACGTTAAAATACAATAAAATATAATAACATACGGAGAAAAATATATGTCGTTAGATAATCTAAAAAGCAGTGGGTCACTTAATAAGTTGTTAGATGCAGCTAAAGGTGAAACTGCACCCCAAGAGAAAAAATCATACGTAGATGAAAGACTGTGGAAACCAGAGCTAGATAAGTCTGGCAATGGATATGCAGTACTTCGTTTCTTACCAGCTGTCGAAGGCGAAGACCTACCATGGGCAAAAGTTTGGAATCATGCATTTCAAGGCCCAACAGGTCAATGGTACATTGAAAACTCTCTTACAACACTCAATCAGAAAGACCCTGTATCAGAACATAATACTGCATTATGGAACACAGGTTTGGAATCTGACAAAGAGATTGCTCGTAAACAGAAAAGAAAATTACAATACTTCTCAAACATCTATGTAGTAAGTGATGCAAAACATCCAGAGAACGAAGGTA